GTGAAACAATCTGTATATCTGCGAAGCATCAAGGTCTTTATAATAGCTCGTTATTTTCCTCTTTGGATAATTTCTCCCCATTAAAGAAACAACTTTAAATTCATCGCAATGATCAACCATAAAAGCCGCATAGTCCGGCGGATAAAGTAAATCATCATCGCATATCAAATGATAACCTTGAATCTTATCCGCCCACCAAAATTTAGCCGTATCTCTGTATTCGTTATTTCCAACACAGTACTCGATCTTGCACGGATAATCAAAGACGGGAAATGATATCGGCTGATAGTTGAAATAAATACAAAGACGATCAACCTGGGGCAATAATGAATTTACTGCTTTTTCAAGCGCCTTTTCGCGTCCCTTAATCGTGGCTATGCTTGCTGTTATGGTTTCAACCATCTATTATCCCGCACAATCAAAGTGATTGCATGATGTAATTATGTGTCTTACATGAACATCTTGACCGGTTCTTTTTTCTATATATAATCTGTTGGCGTGCTGCCTGTCAATTAAGCAGTCAACGGTAATGAAATAGTCATCTTCGAATATTAACGCCTTCGCGCAATTACGGCATAGGTCTTTTTCATAATATTCTTTGCTGCATTCAATCATCTTTTTTGATTTCTTCAATCTTTACAGACTTGACCGGATAAACTTTAACCATACCGAAATCAGTTAATGAATGATAAAATAATTCGTCATGAATTTCATCGGCTGTCGCCTCAGCCTCGTTATCTTCTTTTTCTATTGTCACGAAAAAATGTTGTATCATTTTTCACCCAATATTTTTTTAGTTGTTTCCATTTCTTTGTTATACTTACCCTTTTCTCTGATATCATTTGACGGCCAACCATCGCCTTTAAAGATAGTCGCTACCGGTGAAAATATCCGCTGCATTTCTTCCCCGCAGTTATCGCAGACCGCACCATCATAAGCAAGCATTTTGGCGAATACTTCCTTTCGCATACTGCAACCAGGGCAGATAAATTCATAGAACGGCATTAACGCGCCTCCGCGCTTTTGTATATTTGTTGTATCTTTTTCGTTGCAGCATTTTAGCGTACAGCCGTTGCTCTTTTGTCGCAAGCAATACTATTCTTTCTTCCGGCTTTACGTTTGCGTTGTCCAGTGCAGCCGCGATTAATTCAAATTCTTTTTCAGTCATTTTTGTCTGCATAAAAGAAATTACACCAATCAGCATGAGTAACACTGTCTTGATTCAGCTCGCTCGTTATCTCTTTTCGCTCTGCACTTAAAAGATAATTGCCGAACGCTACAAGGTCTTTCTCTGTTAATTCGTACATTTTAATTCTCCTTTGTTATCGGTTCAAAAACTATATCGTTCTTTTGATCGGGGTGCTTTACGGTATGGTCGAATTCACCGGTTAAAATATCAGTAGGAATTTCATCAAATGCCTTACACCCAATATCATTTATATATTTGTTCTTACAATAAAAACATGAATAAAATGATATGTCATCATTTTTATAAATATATTTTTTTTCGTTCATTTAATCCTCACGGAAAAAACATCAGCATTCCCTTTTCGACCATTACCTTTTGTTATTTCTATCATTCTATGCTCAAATATCTCAAACTCTGTGTCATTAGTAATTAAAACCTCATATTCATCGCTATGCTTTGCGGCAAATTTGACGGCCGCGCCTTTTGTCCCCTTCGGTGCATATATTTGTAATATCGCCGGCTTTTTTATGTTTGTGCTTTTTATAAAATCTTTTGCCATTCCTATGTCAATTGTCGTTGAACAAAATCCATTGTCTTTATATGTAAGCCCGACAGATAAGTTTATATCAGCCATATTGTCAAGATCAACCGCCCTGAATAATACAGCATCTCTATTTAAAGCACTTCGCCCAAGTGCATTTTTTATGTTTTTTATTTCCTCTCGCTCTAATTCCGTCAATGCCTCGCTTTTCCCGCGCAAATAATTATTTATAGCCGTATAATCATCTTGGCAATAATGTGTAATAGATATATTTTCTTCCCTACTTAACGATTCTATCCATTTATTATCTTCTACAAATTCGTATGAATTTTTGGTAATATAATTATGGCTGTATTTATCAAATTCTTTTTTGGGAATCGGCGGTGCTTCAACTTTCGGCGCTTTCGGCATCCCGCCCTTTTTATATTTCATCGGAATGTTTTTCGTCTTTGCCCATTCCTCATACGTCTGGTACGGAATACGTTTCTTCTCGACGTTATCCCAGCGTTTAGCCGGTGTTTCGCCGTCAAGTTGTGTAACGGTCGAGCATCTGCACGAAATATCCATGCTCGCTATGCCAAAGTTCCCCGGCGCTATTCCCCTCATGCCGTCAATTTGGAAATAGCCCTCATCATCCTCAATCTGTCCGTCAAGTCTTGCATGCTGATCTCTTGTTTTTCCGTCCAGCGTCGCCCGCCATTCCCTTTTGAGAATCAAGCCGAGTCTTTCAGCCGCCGCCTTCGCCTTGTCGGTAGATGTTAAATTAGCAAGCTCTGTTGCTCTATGTGTTTCCGTCTGCACGATTTTAATCAAACTATTTGTTGTGTTCGCAAACTTTTCAGCGAATATCTTTGCAGTCTTATTATAGCCGTAACCCTGGACAAGTCCCTCGGTAACCGCCCCGCGTATCTTTACCGTCAACGCCGCGAAGTGTTCAAGTGATCTTGTTTTCCATCCTATTTTATCATACGGATTGATCAGCGCCGCCTTGACTGCGTCTGTCGGTATTTCCGTGAATCCTAGCTTTGTCCCCATCCCGTTCTCAAAAGCATATCCGCCGTTGTAGTAAGTCTCCTTGAATGAATCATCTATTCCGCCGTTAATGGTCCTTGTTGTTTCAATCCCCATCTGTTTTAATTCGTCTGCAATCGAAGCCTCAATCTGCGCAAGTCTGTTATACTTGTTCATCTCCGAAAAAGTAACTTGATCACCCATTGAAGCGTACATATTCGCCAACTGCTGCTGCACGTTTTTAAGGCTTTGCTTCAATCGTCTTGCAACAGCCCTTTCAACGTTTCCGTTAAGCCTGTCAATAAACTTTTGAGAATATCCGAATACCTCGGCCATGTATTTATTTGTATCAGCAATCGGCATAATTAACCATTATGAACACAAAGTTCCCATTCACATTTAATACATTTAATAGCAGTATAATAATCTCCGCGCCCGACATTAAATTCCATTCCGCCGCAGATTTTGCATTTTAAAACTTTCGCCGCTTCATCTTCATAGCTTTGCCCTATGTGGAAAATATCTTCATCTGATTCAGTATAAAAATCATCATGGTCAATAACATCCCAGTCGAATTTAACGGGAATATGAATTTCCCCCGGCCAAAAAACTTGCCAATCTTCTTTTTTATTTATTGTCATTTAACGCCCGTATTTATTTTATCTCTTAAAAATTCATAACCCTCAAGAACTAAATAAATATCATCTTTCATTTTCTTGTCAATTCTAAAATTATTATCATACATTTCTTGGCAATAATCATATAATGTACAAAACGCATCTTTTAAAAAATCAAGTAATTCCTGTGCTACTTTGTCGTCTCTTGTTTTCTGTTCTCTTTCAAGTACGGCGATTGTTTTTGGATTTTGTTCGAGCGATGATATCCTTGACATTAAAGAACCCAAGATTTCATCATATTGCTTTAAACTGTTATTTGTATTTTCAAGTAATGACAATCTATCGAATAATTCCCTTGATTTATTAAGTAAAAAATCAATTTGATATTCTTTGCTTTTTAATATTTTTTGTTCAAAGAGTATCTTTTTAATTTTATTCTTCTTCATTGTCTTTTATTTCCTTTTCATCGTTTCCACCCTGCACTCTCATAGTCTCAATCGCCCGTTCCATATTAACCTGATTCTGTTTCTCCATTTTCTTCATTTCTTCATCAACATTGGTAACCCAAGGATGGTTTGCAAGTATCGTTTCATCGCTTACGATTCCCTTGCTTTGCGCCGCCATTTGAATAAGTTCCATTTCATTAACCAGCATTGACTTGTTGCATATCATCTCAACGTCGGTAGTATCATATTCTTTATTATATCGTAATTTAAGAAAATAATTATAAAAAGCAAATAGTTCTTTTATCGCGAATTGCAAACCCTGAATAAGCAGATTGCTTTTCAAGTCAAGGTTTGAATATAAGAACTTCATCGCTATTCCGCTTGGCGCATTCCCGAACTTGTCATTCGTAAAATCAACACCCATACCGAACATAAAAATATCTTCTTTGAGATTCTGTTCGTGCTGTTGAATCGCCTGCGTCGGATGCTCGTTTGATATCGGAGTAATGTCGCCGTCAACTGCCAGAAATGCGGCTTTCGATTCCCGAATGTTTCCGATTGCCATGGCCGCCTTGTCCGGATTCCCCACATCGCCCTGGTAACCCTTCACCGCGAGAAAGCTGTTCGGCGTTTCCTCTATCATATTTGATTCATCGCTGCGGTTTTTGTCATAGTCATCGATTAAAGACTTCACAAAATGCAAATCAGATTTCTTGATTCTGTTGTTGACCAACCTAACAAACGGAGGTTTCCCCCATGATGTTGCATTCTTAATAATCTGATTTGCAGTATTCCCCAATACCATGTGCGGTTTCGTTTCTATCTTGTCGAAATTGCCCGATTGATTCTGTTCGTAAATAGATACGTCTTTTGCAGTCCACCACTCCACATAATAACGCAGTTCCTTTTGATTAACCCCGACGTATTCCTTTTGAAAATATCGAATAACAGCGACAAGGTTCTTTTCATAACGTGTGTCGTAAATCGGAATGATCTGTTCGCTCGGTATAACGTTCGCCGCAAAATCTCCGTTCTCATCCGGATAAACATGCAGCCATCCAACCCCCGCATTTGACCCGTTAGTTGACCACTGCCTCAATAAATCGTGAAATTCAGATGTTTGAAAATACGGTAAAAACTCCGTTTCTGTTTCCTTGTTTTCGGTTGTAAACGTCGGTTTCTTTCCAAGAATATACGCAATCTTTTGCTCGACCAGCATCCAGTAAAAACCATGAATCAACTTGTTATTTTTCGCGCTTGAAAGCTTTGTCCATCCGCTTTTCTGCGAATAGTATTGTCTTACCCTGTTTGTTATGGCTGTGTTTTCAACAGAATAATAAGCATCCGCGTCTATCATATCCTTCCGCGCCGGCGATGAATTGAACGTGTTGATAGCGTCTTTAAGTACCTTTGAATCGCTCGCCGTCCCGTTTTTCTGTAGAATTAAATTTGTCAATTCCGTCTGTGTCATATACATTTTTTTACCCTTTACGCAAAAGCCCAATTACGTTCATTCATTACTGATTCAAGTCCGTAGCGCATAGTATCCATTAGATGATTGTTAAAATCAACCGGCTCCTCTAAAACGTTTCCGTTTTTGTCCTGTCTATACGAATAACCCTGAATCTCATTTATAAAATTCTGACAACTCGGATGAATTATGATGTGTCTTTCTCTTATCCACTTTATGCCGTACTTTACGGAATCTTTTCCTTTTTCTGCACCGCGCAAATTCCACCAGCCGGCTTTATTCCATTCGGCGATACTTTTCGGTTCGCTTGAATCGGCTGTTATTGAATCGTCCTGTCTGAATATCTGTAAAGCCTCCTCCTGCAATCCCTGGTTGTCTTTTCCCCTGACATAAAATTCATCACAGATATAAATTGTATCGTCTTTAAACCCTATTCTTAAACCGGCCGCCGGATCATTGTAGCCCCAGTCTAAACCGTTGTAGTAAGAATTAAAAGAATCTTTATCAAAGTCTTTAATCAGATAATTTGTATATACAAGGTTCCCTATAACACCCCATTCACCAAGTGCGTAGACGTTGTATTTAATTATGTCTTTGTCTTTGAGCTTTTTCAACCGCTCTATGTATTTCTTGTCAAGAAATGCGTTGTCTTTATAAGTCGTTTTGAGAATAGTCACGTCATCATCGTGTCGGTCAAACAGTTCTTTCTTTATCCAGTGCAGTACATTAATAGGATTGAATGAAAGCGTTATCTGCTTATGTACTCCCATTTCCCCGCGTATTCTCAAATCAACCTGGTCAAAATCATCCTTGCTCATTTCCGTCGCTTCTTCAAGCCACGCATCTGTTATGCCTGAAATGCTTTTGAGCTTTTCGGGATCATCTAAACCGACAAATATAAATTCGCTGTTGTGAGGTGTGTAAACTATTCTTAAATCGCCCTTGTATGCTTTGAATAAACCGCTTTGGCCGGTATCGTTTATCGCTGTTAAAATTTCTGTAAACGTTGAATCTCTGTGTGTCCTTCCTACTTTCCGCAGTATTAAAGACTTGTGCCCTGGTTCTTTAATGTGCTTTAGAATCTCTCTTTGGGCGATGAATCTTGACTTGCCGCTCCCCGCGCTGCCGTAAAATATATTTATTCTGTGCCGATCATTTAAATACGGCTTATAAGCTCTGTTAATCTTCATAATCAACCGGATCAATTATTTCAATAGTGATCTTGCTTTCTATCGCCCCGCCGTCTTTGCCGGTATGCTCCAATTTAGTCGGCGCATCAAAGCCCAATATCTCGCATCGCTTTGTAATGCACCATTGTATACCCTGTAGGAAACGCGGATCGCCGGAGTTTGATTCCGCCCTTGCGGTTTGTTCAATATCTGATTGCTCCTGCCCTCTCCGCTTGCTTGATACTGTTTTCTTGTCAAGTTTGCTCTTTTCCCAGGCATCCCAGTACGTTAATTCCAACAGGTCTATTTTAGCAAGCTCTTTCTGCTTTGCAGTATTAAAATCAAACAGGCTTTCCTTGTGCCATTCTTTTTGTATTTTTTTTAATTCAAGTGAAATAGTGCTTTGATCAAGCCCAAGCTCTGCTGCAATGTCAACTTGATATTTGCCTTTGAGATAAGATTCCGCTATCCTTCGACGGTCCCGCTCTTTCTGGCTCTTTGATCTATGTGGATAAGCTCTTGGCATATTGTATCAATTATGAATGTTTACCCGTGAAGAACTTTCGCGGATGTTTTTTGACTGCTGATTATTTTTATCTCACACTTTGGGAATAGTAAACTAATTGCCGCCGAATACTTTCGCAGAACACCAAGTTCACCATTGTTTAGTTTATCGAATGCCTTCAAAAAAGGATATTCAGCAAGGTTTTTTATTACCATTGTATAGAGTCTGTTGGCCATGTTAAGCTCCCATTTGTTCAAATAATAATTTCCATTTAAAAACAGGCTCATGGCA